AGCGCCGATTTACACACAAGGAATTCTCAGGAGGCTATATGAGCAGAAAAAAACTGAAGACCGTGACCTGCAAAGGCACACGTCTGGAACAGCTGAAAGTCCTCGCGAGGATCCTTGCAGACAAGCTTGATAACCCGGAGGAACAGAACACTGCTCAGCTTGCCAAGCAGTACCGTGAGACGATCTATGAGATCGAAGAAATTGAGGGAATGAATGACGCTGATGACGAACTCAGCAGGATCCTGTCAGACCGTGAGTCTGATGGGAAGCCAGGAACCGTCCGTAAGGATCGTTCCAAGTTCAACTGATACAGATCTATGCGATGCGCTCAAGGTGCTGAAGCTGGGCAAGATCCGGATAGACCCTTGGCAAGAGCTGATCCTCGGCGACTGGATGGCCAGAGATGCAGACGGAAGGTGGGCATCTCCGACATGCGGCGGATCGGTGCCCCGGCAGAATGGCAAGTCGTTTTTGCTGCAGGGGCGCATGGAGGCAGGCATGCTTCTTTTTGCAGAACAGGTGATCTACACAGCACATTTGCAGAAGACGGCAACAGAGACTTTCGAGGAAATGAGGACATTCTTTGAAAGCCCAAGAATCAAGAAGTATGTGAAGGACATAAAAAGCGCGATCGGCCGTGAGCAGATCATTCTGAAGAATGGCGGAAAGGTCAAGTTTCTCGCACGTACACGCAACGGCGGCCGCGGGCAGCACGGTGATCTTCTGATCATCGATGAAGCTCAGGAGATGGACGAGGCGGCACAGTCCTCGTTTCTGCCGGCGATATCCGCTTCGCTGAACCCGCAGACGATTTACATGGGAACTCCTCCGGATCCGCAGACTCCGGGCGTTGTCTTCCGTAAACTCAGGAAGAAATCGCTCGACGGCAATGCCGCACGCGCATCATGGTTTGAGTACTCAGTTCCGGAAATCGGGGATGTGTGTGACATGTCCAGATGGGCACAGACCAATCCTGCTTTGGGCAGGCGCATCCAGCTGTCAACCGTCGAAGGCGAGCTCGATCAGATGGATGCAGACACATTCGCACGCGAGCGCTTGGGGTGGTGGTCATCCGTAGTCGAGAAAGAGGTCATCGATTACGCTCTTGATCACGAAGCCTGGGCACAGTGTGCGTCTATGGAAAGAAAGCCGGAAGGGAAGACAGCTTACGGCGTCAAGTTTTCCCCGGACGGCACTACGGTAGTGCTTGCCGGGGCAGTGATCACTCCGGACGGCAGATCGAGGATCTCGCTGATCGATGTGCAGCCGGCTGCATACGGCACCAGATGGCTGGCGGACTGGCTGAATCAGCGATACGAGCAGGCATCCTGTGTCGTTATTGACGGCAAGAACGGCGCGGATCTTCTGATCGACAGGATCACGGAAGTTTGGAAGTACAAAGGTTCGGTCGTGAAGCCAAAAGCCAATGATGTGATCAACGCGTGCACACTGCTGACGAGCGGCGTCAACGAGGGCACGCTGACATGGTACAAGCCGCAGGATGCACTGAATGACAGCGCCGTGAATGCGGTGAAGCGTCCGATCTACGGAGGCTGGGGATTCGGCGGAGAGAACTCTGCCCTGATCGAAGCGTGCGCGCTCGCGCTGTGGGGCGCTAAGAATAGCCGGAGAGTTCCCGGCAGGAAAATGAGGATAGGATAGGATGGTTAGAATACTAGGCGATATTTGGAAGGCTGCCGGCCTTCCTCCGGTCGAGGCAGCACAGCTCCAGAGTCTGGTTGATGTGTTCAATTCTCATTACGAGAGCAACAAGCTGAAGAGCAAATACTACGAAGGGCATATCATGCTCAGTGATGTGAACCTCGGTATCGCTCTGCCTACAGAACTGAGCAAGCTGCAGATCGGCTGCGCATGGGGCGAGAAGGCTGTTGACGTGCTAGCATCAAGATCCATGTTCGATGGTTTCGTAAGTTCAACAGGCATGCCTGCGGACAAGATAAACCTGATCATGCGGGCGAACAATATGCGGACGGAGTACATGAAAGCGTGCCGTGATGAACTGAAGTATGGCTGCACGTTTGCGACACTCTCATCCGACGATGAGATCGGCGTGCGCATCCGTTTCCATTCCCCGGAGACATCGGCAGCGCTTTGGAATGGTGAACAGCAGAGGATACAGTGCGGATTCGCTATCATCGACTCAAAGAAGTCCAACAATGACAAAGCATGGAAACCTGCGCTGGTCAACTTCTACACAGACACAGCGATCTGGGTGCTGACTCGTGACGGCAACCGGTGGACGGCTGCGGAATACCCTCACAGCATGGGCAGGCCGCTGATGGAGCCGCTGGTATGGAACGCGACATCCGGAAAGCCGTTTGGAAGGTCCAGGCTCAAGTATCCGGTCAGACGTCTGATCGAAGGCTATGTCCGTACTGTGGCAAACGCTACGATCGGGCTGGAATTCGCGACATCCCCGCAGAAGTACCTGCTTGGTGTGACAGACGATCAGTATGATGCAGTGATCAACCAGAAGTTCCGGCAGTATGTCGGCTCGATCATCGCATCAACACCGAACCCGGAAACAGGATCCAATCCTGTCTTCGGCCAGCTGCCGCAGGGAAATATTGAACCGCACGTCCAGATGCTGAGATTACTGGCTACGCAGTTCAGCGCTGCCACAGGGCTGACAGTGACGGACACGGGAGTGGTCAATGATGCGAACCCGACGTCGTCAGATGCGATTCTGGCGCAGTCCCAGACGCTGATCCTGATGGCGGAACAGCTGAACTCCGGGAACGGAGATGCGCTGTACACGATCGCGCAGATGGCGCTGGCCATCGCGAAGAATGAGCGTGTAGACGAGCTGGATCCCGGTGAGAAGGTAGTGGTCGCACACTTCAAAAACCCGGCGATGCCGAGCGTATCCGTTTCGGCTGATGCGGCGATCAAGATCGCATCAGCACGGGAAGGCTTTGCATCAACCGACATCTTCGCGGAGATGATCGGATTCGACCAGGCGGACATTCGGAGGATCAAAGCCCAGGAGACGAAAGCGCGGGGGCTGATGACACTGACCGAGGAGTTCGGCAATGATAACGCAGTCGGCGTGGAATAAGTACATCAGGGCACTTGCGGCAATAGACACCAAGGCGGCGAATCTGATATCCGCATGGGTAGCGCAGCATGGTCTGGCAGACCGCAACGCGCTGATTGATTACGCGTATTCAATCGCCACCAAGTACGGCGAAGCGGCTGCGGCGATGTCGTGCCAGATGTACGACAGGATGGTGATGATCATGGATGCATCAGTCCCGGAGGCGATACCTGCAGAGACCGCAACGCTTGAAGAGATCGCGAAGGGTGTGACCTGGGGAGCGTATCACTCACCGAGCCAGATCCCGAGCATCGTCAGCAGAATGGTCAGACAGGCAGGCGCGGACACGATGATCCAGAACGCGCGCAGAGACAGCGCTGAATGGGCATGGATCCCGCAGGGCGATACATGCGCATACTGCGTCACGCTTGCATCGAGGGGCTGGCAGCCGGCTTCTAAAGCCGTCCTGAAGGGAGACCATGCCGAGCATATCCATCAGAACTGCGACTGCACATTCGCGATCGCGTTCAAGCCGAAGGATCAGCAGCAGTACAGCCGGATCTATGACCCGGACAGATACAAACAGATCTATGACGGCGCTGACGGAAGGTCATCGTCGGATAAGATAAACTCGATCCGCAGACAGATCTATGCGGAAAACAAGGATGAGATCAACGAGCAGAAGCGCGATGCGTATGCTGCCAAACAGTTAGAAGAAGCAGGGTGACCTGCTTTTTTTAAGGCAACTCGTGCCTTAAACGAGGTAATGACGACCGCCAAATAAGTGCGGGGAAAGGAGCCGAATGGCAGAAGAAAAAGACGTGAAGACTCCGTCTGAAGAGTCTGAAAGAACGTTTACGCAGTCTGAACTCAACGCGATCGTCGGGGAACGGCTGGCACAGGAACGGAAGAAGTACGCGGATTATGAAGCTTTGAAAGGCAAAGCCGCAAAATTCGACGCAGCAGAAGAGGCATCCAAGTCTGAACTGCAGAAGATCACGGAACGTGCTGATGCACTGCAGAAGCAGGTCGACGAGATGATCAAGGCGGACAGCGCCAGAAAGCTGAGAGAAAAGGTGGCGAGCGAGCTGGGGGTGCCGGCAGCGCTGCTTCGTGGTGATTCCGAAGAGGATCTGCGGGAACAGGCTGCGGCAATCATCGATTTCGCAAAGCCCGGACAGGCTACATATCCAAAAGTAAGAGATGGTGGAGAGAACCATGCTCCAAGTGTTACTAAACAGGATATTCTCGGCATCAAGGATGAAAAAGCCAGGCTAAAGGCAATCAAGGAGAATATCGAGTTATTTAAAAAATAAAAGGAGAATGAAATGTCAATTCTTGAAACGAATGCTCTTGCACAGAGCGTAAATATCGTAACCAAATTCGAGTCCGACCTGCACAACCTGCTCGCTATCCTCGGGAAGACAGACGTTGAAAAGGTCGCTCCTGGCACAGCCTTCACAGTCTATGAGACATCCGGAACACTCCCTGCCGCATCCGTTGCAGAGAATGGTGAGATCCCGAATGCCGGCTATGTTACAGGCAACGGCGTCGTTAAGACAGTTACATACAGAAAGTACAGAAACCTGACATCCATCGAAAAGATCGGTATGCTGGGTTATGACAGAGCTGTCGGTCTCACAAACGACGCACTGCTCAGGGATGTCCAGAAGGCTATCCGTGCTGACATCATGACGGCGGTCAAGTCTGCAGGATCCACTGCAGTTACAGCATCTGCGAACACATTCCAGTCAAAGGTCGCAAAGGCAGTTGGCAAAGTCGTCGAACTGTTCGAAGACGAAGCTTTCACACCGATCGCATTTGCGAATCCTGAAGATGCATTCGACTACCTCGGCGCTGCAAACATCACAGTTCAGACGATGTTCGGAATCTCCTACATTGAGAACTTCCTCGGCATCGCTACTGTCATCCTCGACAGCAACATCACAGCAGGCACAGTATTCGCTACTGCCGCTGAGAACCTCAACCTCATCGCCGCTGCTGTTGACGCTGTTCCGGAAATGGATCTGACACTTGACGAGACAGGCATCATCGGTGTTCATACAGGTGCCAAGTATGAAAACGGCGCTATCCAGAGCGTCTTCTACTCCGGTATCAATGTATTCCCGAGCATCCTCTCCAGGATCGTTAAGTGCACAGCTGGCGCTTAATGACTGAAGTCAAAGTCATATCACCCTTTACAGATTTGGTTGAAGGTGTCTTCCGCACGAAGGGAGACACCTTTTCCTGTGAAGATGAAAGAGCGAATACCTTGTCGGGTCTGAAATTTGTGGAGATCGTCGCGGTGCCTGAGCCGCCAAAGAAGACAAGGAAGAGAATTACGAAGAAGGGGTAATCTATGGCATACGCAACCTATTCAGACGTTCAGAAAAGGATGCTGAGGCAGATGTCTGCTGCTGAGATAACTGTTTGCGACGCTCTTCTTGACGATGCAGCAGTACTGATCGACAGCACAGCGACCGAGGCAAACGACGTTGTGAAGCTGACGGTATCATGCCGGATGGTGATCAGGGCGCTGGGCGACGGCACAGACAGCGGAGTGCCTACAGGCGCAACACAGGGATCTGTAAGCGCGCTCGGATACTCGCAGTCATGGACGATCGGCTCCGGGTCTGTCGGCCAGCTCTATCTGGACAAAACTGATAGAAAGCTTCTCGGGCTCAGCAACGCTATAGGTTCGCGGAGCCCGATCGAGAGCTTCCCGGAGGAGTCATGATCCACGGAATGACGATCAACCTGCTGACGAAGAGACAGATCAGCACAGACGCCTTCAATCAGCCGGTATACGCGTACACGATCGAAGAGGTGGACGATGTACTGGTCGCACAGCCGACGGCGCAGGAGCGCGCGGACGAGCTGAATCTGAGCGGGCGGATGATCGAGTTTACACTCGGAATTCCGAAAGGCGACACACATAACTGGGAAGACCAGATCGTTGAGTTCTTCGGTCATAAGTTCCGCACATTCGGCATTCCGGAGCAGGGCATCGAGGCAAACGTGCCGACACGCTGGCACAAGAAAGTGAAGTGTGAGCGGTATGAGTAGATCCGGATTCAAGCTGGACAGGAAGGGCGTACGTGAGCTGCTGACATCCGGCGAGATGGCAAACGTGATCCGCGAGTACTCCACGCAGGTGCTGTCGAATGCAGGCGGTGCATCGGCAGGCTACGGCATGAACGTGCAGACAGGGCACAGGGCTGTCGGCAGGGTCTACTGCCGTGATGAAGCAGGCTATGCGGACAACAGTGAAAACAACACGCTTCTGAAAGCGCTGAGGGGGTCTGAATGATTGAGAAGATCGTACTTGACTATCTGACCAGCGCGCTGAGCGTGCCGGTGTACATGCAGGAACCTGTGAACCGGAGACCAGACGAGGCAAACAGTTTCGTGGTCATCGAGAAAACAGGATCCGGCAAAGAGAACCGCATCAGCAGTGCTACGATCGCGATCCAGAGCTACGCTCCGACGCTCTACGAAGCGGCATGTCTGAACGAAGAGGTCAAGGAAGCTATGGAGAATATCATCACTCTCGACAGCGTGACCGATTCGAAGCTCGACAGCGATTACGAATTTATCAAAGTATCAACCAAGCAGCCCCGATACCAGGCTGTTTTTGATTTAACTCACTACTAACTAGGAGGATAGAGAATGCCTAATATCAGCGAAGTAACTGCCGGCAAACCCAAGATCGGCGGTCACGTATACAGAGCACCTATCGGCACGGCGCTCCCGGAAGACGCTACAACGGCGCTGGGTGAAGCGTATGTCGATATGGGCTACATCTCCGAGGACGGCGTAACCAATACGACAGAGCTCGAGACACAGTCCATCAAGGACTGGGGCGGCTCGATCGTACTGATCATCCAGACGTCCAAGGAAGACAAGTTCAAGGCGAAGTTCATTTCCGCCCTGAATCCGGAAGTCCAGAAGATGGTCTACGGCGATGACAACGTTATCGGCACCGCTGCAGACGAGACAGGCGGACTGGTCGTCAAGGTCAACAGCAAGGAACTGCAGGAATACATCTATGTGTTCGAGATGGTCGCTACAGGCAATATTGCGCACAGAGTCGTCATCCCCTGCGGCAAACCTGTCGAGATCGGCGATATCACATATAAATCTGACGAAGCTGTCGGCTACGAGGTCACACTCGGCTGCGCTGCATACAACTCCGACGGCGACACACAGATCAACTACTGGGGCGCCAACTAATGATTAAAGGGACTACAGCGAGCGGTTTCACTTTCGAACTCGATGAGACAAAGGTCAATGACATGCGTGTCATCGACGCTATGGTCGAGACCGAAGCCGGCAATATCGGCGGCATCTCGAAGCTGATCACTCTGCTTTTCGACAAGCAGCAGAAGACAGATCTGTATGCCTTCTGCGCTGACGAGAACGGCAGGGTCGATATTGAGAGATGCACGAAGCTGGTCTTCGAGATACTCGAGTACAACGGTGAAACAAAAAACTAGTAGCCCTTGCCGGTGTAATTGGCAATTACGAGACTGAGATGATCTGCGATCTCGCAGAGACATACCACATAGTCAACTATCGAGAGCTGCCGGTGCGGACACTGGCGGCTCTTGTAACCGGCTTAAGGGCAGACAGCAGAACAAAGATGAAAATGACCGGGCAGAGATACCCGGACAACATACTCATCCAGGCGCTGGTATTCGACCGGCTCTCGCAGCTGGTATGGATGAACAGCGAGGATGGAAGGCGCAACAGGAACCGGCCTGCGAGCCTATATGAACAGCTGACGAAGGAACCGAAGCCGAAGATCATGTCATTTGATAGCGGTGAGGACTTCGACAGAGCGTATGCCGAGGCAGTCGGCAGGAGGTGACAATGGCGACACTTGGGAAAGCCTATGTACAGATCGTGCCGTCAGCAGACGGTATCTCCGGATCTATTACCAATTTACTCGGCGGTGAGACTGCCAAAGCCGGCAAAGAAGCCGGAAATTCGTTCGTATCGAACCTGCTGAAGGTCGCCAAAGGCGCGATCGCAGCAGCAGGGATCGGCAAACTGTTAAGTGCATCGCTCAACGCAGGCGGCGCGCTGCAGCAGTCCTTCGGCGGTATCGAAACGCTGTACGGTGATGCAGCGGATGCCGCGAAGAAATACGCCCAGGAAGCCGCATCGGCGGGCATATCAGCCAATACCTACGCAGAGCAGGCTGTATCGTTTGGTGCAAGTCTGAAGCAGGCATTCGGCGGTGATACAGCCGCAGCGGCAGAAGCGGCAAACAATGCGATCATGGCGATGGCGGACAACTCCGCCAAATTTGGCACTGATATTAGTTCTGTCCAGGCGGCATATCAGGGATTCGCAAAGCAGAACTACACAATGTTGGACAATTTGAAACTAGGTAAACCACAATATTGCTTAGTATAAACCCTGTGAAAACGGTGGAACCCTTAGCAAAATAAGGCAATACCGTGCGAAGCACTTATGTCTTTCAATATATCAACATGTATGATAAAATAAAATTAAGGAGTACGTGCTGATATGAAAAAGATTATACTCGGTTTCGAAAACTACTCAATCGATGAGAACGGCGTAGTCACAAACGAGGTGACGGGTGCTGTGAAGAAAGCCTATGTGAACAAAGCAAATCAATATCTGTATGTTGATCTGCATAAGAATGGCAAGTCTCACAAAAGACCAATTCATCGTCTGGTGGCAGTCGCTTTCATCCCAAACCCTGACAACAAACCTACCGTTGACCACATTGATGGCAATCGGCAAAACAACGCAATCAGCAATCTGAGATGGGCGACATTCTCGGAACAGAACTCAAGATTTGACAGCGCTGGTGTGCGAAGCGAAAAGGTGAAAGTCACACACTTTAAGGAAATACGAAAGAAGCGTGGTGGCGGTCACGAAAGTTGGGGAGACATTGATGAAGTTAGATACTTCGATAAGATATCTGATGCCGCTGACCATTTCGGCGTAACGATCGGCAACATTTCTCTGCTTTTGAAAAACGGAACGATCGGAAGAAGAGGAGTGACCAGAGGATATTTGTTTGAGTATTGTAACGGAACAAGAGTAACTATTAAGTGAACGTGTAACGACTATCGAAACAGGAAAGAGCGTGTGACAGCGCTCTTTTTGAATGGAGTAGAGTACATCCAAGCGGATGGAAGTGCAGGGATGCCGATGCGGCATAAGAGATAGTCTGAACTTTATGGCGACATAAAGCGGTTCGAAAGAACGGGCGTGATGTAGCGAATCACGCTGAACATATTTGTATGGTGGAACCAGAACCGAGATGGAGCGCCTGCTTGCGGATGCCGAGGCTCTGACCGGCGTACATTACGACATCGACAATCTGGGCGACGTCTACTCCGCTATCGGTGCGATCCAGGAGAATCTGGGCGTTGCAGGCGTAGCGGCTCAGGAAGCACAGACGACCTTCACGGGCTCGTTCGGAGCCATGAAGGCATCTGCTGAGAACTTCCTTGCATCGCTCTCGCTTGGAACAGGAGTGCAGGAATCGATGGCAGCACTGCTCGAATCGACCAGCACGTTCGTCTTCGGAAATCTCCTGCCTATGGTGGGAAATATTCTGACGTCACTGCCGCAGGCGATGGTAACGGCGATAACGACAGGCGTTCCGCTCGTGCTTGAATCACTGACAAGCATGACGGATCAGATCTTCACGGCGATCACATCGATCGACTGGATCGGGCTGGGCAATACACTGATCACAACGCTGAACGAGGGCATCCTGGGGAAGATCCCGGATGTGCTCGACGGAATGGCAGGAATGATCGACGATCTGAGCGCAGCGCTGCAGAAGTCGATGCCTGACTTCCTCCAGAAGGGCGGGGAGTTCCTCTCCAACCTTCTGACAGGTATCCTGGGCAAGATCCCGGACATCCTGGGAGGGATGACCAGCGTGCTCACATCGCTGATCGGGCTGATCATGGACAACCTTCCGCAGTTCCTGGCTAAGGGCTGGGACATCACGCTCCAGCTGCTCAAAGGTATCTGGGACAAGCTTCCGGACATCGTCGGGAAGGTAGTAGAGATGTGTGTCGAACTGATCACTACGATCGCCGGCAAACTTCCGGATTTCCTGCAGAAGGGCGTTGAGATGCTCGGCGAGATCATCAGCGGCATCGGCAGTGCCATCCCGGATGTACTGTCCACGATGGGGGACATGGCATCCCAGGCAATGGATGCAGTCACGGAAGTCGACTGGCTGAGCGTTGGCGTCAATGTGATCAATGGTATCGTCGAAGGTATCAAGTCGCTGGGCAACCTGATCGCGGACACGCTGGTCGGACTGGCTAAAGGAGCATGGGAGACCCTGAAGGACTTCTTCGGGATCAACTCACCGTCCAGACTGATGCGTGACACGATCGGTAGATCTATCCCGGAAGGCATCGCAGTCGGTATCACCAAGAATGACGACTATGTGACGGATGCAGTCGACGAACTGGGCGACAGCACAGTCGGCGCATTCGGCAGCGGCTTCGGAGTTCCTACAGTGGCGACAGGTTCCAACGATGACATCATCGGCGAACTCAGGTCCCTGAAAGATGCAGTCCTCAGCATGCAGATCGTACTCGACACAGGCACGATCGCCGGAGAAGTCACAGGCAGAATCGACACACGGCTTGGTGCATTAGCTTATGCGAAGGGGATGGGCGTATGATCGTTTACAACGTAATATTCGGAGAAAAGCACACGCTCAATGACTGGCATCTCTGGCCGAACGAGAGACCGGTGATCCAGTACCCTCCGCTGAAGAAGAAGCAGATCGACATCGAAGGGGCGGACGGCAGCATAGATCTGTCGGAAGCCATCACCGGGTATCCGATCTTCGAGAACCGGACCGGGACACTGAGCTTCAAGGTCCTGGATGCGAAAGGCATGCAGGACGTGCGGAAGCGCAAGGATGACATCGCCGCATATCTGCACGGCAAGCGCCTGCAGATGGTACTTGAGGAAGACGAGCAGTTCTACTATGTAGGGCGCTTCGAGATCAGCAACTACGAGTACTCCGGATACAAGGCATGGTCAGACATCGAGATCGACTACGACCTGGAGCCGTACAAGTACTACACACTGCTGTCAGACGACCGTTGGAAGTGGGATCCGTTCAACTTCCTGACGGGAGTCATCCAGCAGAAGTACTTCTACCAGATCCCGGTATCCGGATCTACATACACCACGTACGAGATCCCGGCGAAGGCGATCGGCAGACGTCCGGCGGTGCCGACATTCGTGTCGACCATCGCAGCCGGAGACCATGTCTATGCGGAGTTCACCAATCCGAGGCTCGGAATCAACAAGACTTTCGAGATCCTCGACGGTGAATTCTACGACCCGGAGATCATCATGACGGGTGTTGACGATGAAGTGAACGTACTGAAGCTGAGAGGCAATGGTACTGTCTCGATCCGCTTCCGGATGGGACGGCTCTGATGTTCAGGATCTACATCAACAGCGAGCTGGTCTACTACGACCAGAACCCGGATATCGAGTACAGGCTCACGGAGCCGGTGCTCACACTTTCAGACAATGCAAGCGGCTCACTTGAGTTTGTAATGGACTCGGTGAACCGCTTCTATTCGTATATGGACGATGCGATGCTCAAGGATGTCATCGTCTACAAGGACAACGGGGCGCAGCCGTACTGGAGCGGCTTCGTGACGGAGATCCAGACGGACTACTTCAAGCGCAAACATGTCGTATGCGTTGGTGACCTGCAGCTGCTCGCGCGCTGCACGATGCACGATAAGGTGAACGAATACCCGAGTATAACGACATCCGACAGTCTGACCATAATCGCGCAGGACTACCTGCAGACCATCCTCAACGCGTACAACTACACGCCGGATGGTGTGCGGAAAATGGAACAGCAGCACGAGATCCTGCTCGGTAATGTCACGGTGAACATGCGCTCAAAGGTCATCCAGAGCGGAAATACGATCCAGATCGCGCCGTATGTGACATCCTGCGAGGATACGTGCTTCGATGCGCTGATGGCGCTTCAGGACAGCCATGGCGGGCACATCCGTCTGCGCTGGTCGAACGGCAAGCGGTACCTGGACTGGTATTCCGATTATCCCCGGCAGAGCGCTCAGGTGATCCGCTTCGGCGTCAACCTGCTGGAGTTTGCAAAGACATCGGACGAGAGCGGCCTGTTCACGGTGCTCTATCCGGTCGGTGATGTGATCGAGGATGCGGAGGATATCGCATACACTGCACTGTCGAACAGCACGACATCCGGAAGGAAGCTGGATGCGTACGGCAATGTGGTGAATGCGGAGTCAGCGTACAGGGTGCGCACCAGCGCGATCACGATTGCAGCCAGTACGCGGTACTTCTACACAGGGCACATGCGCGGCAACAGTGTCGTCTGGGCGATCTATGACGCATCCGGAACGGTCATCAAGGTGGAGTACAGCGCAGCTGAGACATCCGACGAGGTGACCACCATCGAGAGGCGCGAGATCGAGATTCCTGACGAAGCCAGCACCATGAGGGTGTGCTTCTACGAGGACGATGCAAACTTCAGCACGTACTCGAAGATCGAGACCGCACTGGCGGCTGATACGCTGTCTGAGCACGTTACTATTGAGAGCGTGAACAATGGCTCACCGTACATCGAAACGCCGCTGACGGCGACGCACGGGTGGATTGAGAAGCATATTGCTTTTGAAGGAGTGAACACGCCGCAGGGCGTGATGAGCAGGGCGACGCGGTATCTCAACAACTACACACAGACCAACCTCTGCATCGAAGTGTCAGCCATAGATCTTCGGCTGATGGGTGTAGCGGCGGATGAGATCAATATGCTCGACACGGTTCGGATCGTGTCGAAGCCGCACGATCTTGATACATACATGCCAGTCACGGAGCTGAAGATACCGATGGCTGAGCCGGACAGGCAGACATTTACACTTGGCATAAGTTTCAAGCGGAAACTTAGCGACCTTGTAGGGAGAAAAATAGTATGAGTGAAGAAAGATCAATTCAGGACTATCTTGACGATATTTTGAATGCCGTGTACGGCGAGGAAGTAAGGAACAGCATCGTAGGTGCGATCGAGAAATGCTACGAGGACGGCTCCGCAGGTGCGGTCGACATGATCGCGCGTGCAAGGCTTGATGTGGTCGAGCCGATCGCAGAGAACGCACAGGATACAGCAAACGCGAATGTGCTGGCATCACTGCAGGCAGAAAAGAAGTTCACGCTTGAGGGCGTCAACGATATCAATGCGGCGATCGAACCGGGCAAGTATTACGCTGACACAGCAACACTTGCATCTGCTATTGCGAACCAGCCGTCTGACAAGACCGCGTCGATCACGTTCGCAGTGCTGGTGCTCCAGCATGTTGCGACCACAAATGTCATTCAGATCCTTATCGACTCACAGTGGAAGATGTGGATCAGAAGGGGCAATGTGAGCGGGTCTGCATGGGCATACGGCGGATGGCAGAGATTCCTGCGTAGTTCAGACCTGTCAGATATCAATACTGCACTGGCGACGAAAGCACCGCTTGCATCACCAACGCTGACGGGCACACCAAAAGCACCGACTGCGGCGCAGGGGAATAACTCAACACAGATTGCTACCACGGCATATGTTGATACAGGTCTTGCAACTAAAGCACCAATCGCATCGCCTACGCTGACAGGCGCACCGAAAGCGCCGACACCTGCGGCGAGTTCAAACGATACAACGCTTGCGACCACAAACTACGTGACTAGAGCGATCAGTAATTTCAAAGGTGCATTTGATACTGCTATGTCCAGTACCAGTGTGAATGCCGTACAGAACAAAGTGGTTTACGCGGCACTTGCTACAAAGCCGAATAAAGATGGTGGATCAATGACAAATGTCAGCCTCGGCGGTCATGTATCCATACAGGAGACACCTGCGGCGAGTGATTCGACTACAGCGGCGGCAAATACGCAGTTTGTACATCGAGCAATAGACGCACAGGCAACGGTAGCAACTACAGGCACAGCCACCAAAGGTCTGATGTCACAGGCTGACAAGATATATCTTGAGAATACAAAGCCGTATTCCGTACCATCCGCACGTTTTATTCAGTGGACAGGTTTTTCTATCACTACCACACAGTCACGCATCATTATTACCAATATGACAGGCACTGATTCAACAAATCGCTATGGAATGGTAACGGTTTATATGACAGTGAATACGACCGAAAGCATATCAGAAGATGCAAATGTGGTAGGAGTTCCTGCACCAGTTGGCACGCCGTGCTTCGGTATTGTGGTACGTGGTCAGAGCGGCGTAATTCCTGCCTATGTCAATTCTGATGGCAACGTGATTACGACGCAGGCAATCGCATCTGGTAAGCGTATTTACTTCAATATCTCTTATTATGCAAAGATCAGTTCAACATGGAGATAACACGAGAACAGTTAAACCGCCTGCAAGACCAGATCACTAAATTGCAGACGGACATGTACTACCGAAGTGGCGAAACTTTGCATATCAAAACATTTGTTCCTGTTTATGGATACATAACCAGTGGTAGGGCAGTCATGGCATTCGCTGTACATACTGGTAAATCCATGAAACATATAACCAGTGTATCAGTAACGCAAATGTATGGGCTTATCCGTGGTGTTAATGGATTTATCAAAACCAATAACACAGTTGACTGGGTTACAGAATCAGGAATAACAATATCAACATATATTGTTAGTGATTATTTGCTTCTGTTAAATGTATTTTCAACAACTGCATTATCCAACGCAACTGGCGATACACCAGTAGTTTATGCACCCGGTCAGACGACAGGTTTAGTGCTAACATTTGGAGGCTAAGATGAAAGATTTAGAACCAATAACAAGAGAGGAGACCATGCTCGCTAAAGTGGCAGGGCAGGATGTACCGACACTCGAGCCCGTCACTCGTGAGGAGTATTTCCTCGCCAAGGCGGCAGGGCAGGATGTGCCGGAGTTAGAGCCTGTCACTAGAAAAGAGTACTTCCTCGCCGATGTGATCGAGGCGATCGAGAGCGGAGGTGGAGGATCAGACCTTGGTACGAAGACTATCAGCGAAAACGGCACGTATAAAGCATCGGACGACAGCCTTGACGGCTACAGCAAGGTCACAGTAAATGTACCTGCGCCGACAGGTACGAAGAGCATCAGCATCACGGAAAACGGCACAACCACTGAGGATATCACGCAGTACGCAGACGCAGAGATCACGGTCAATGTCAGCGGTGGCGGTGATACTTTTAAAGACTATTTTGAAAACGCAAATAATCTCATAATTAACAGTAATGCGACATCTGTTAAATCCAATGGTATAACAGGTGGAAACGTGAAAGCAATCATATTGCCGGAATGTATGAGTTTGGCAAATGGTGCAATCTGTTACGCATCGTATACTAATAGCACAATGTATTTTACAAAATTAGATGAGTTGCAACTTCCGAAAGTTGAAGCATTAGGAACGATGTCATTATGTGGTATTAGAACTGGATGCACACTAAATTCTGTGGTATTGCCATCGTTGAAAACTATCACATGGTCAGCGAGTAATGGCAGAGCTTTTGATTATAGCGATGCAATTATTAAGTGGGATTTTGGCAATCCATCAATAACTTCTATGAGTTGGGGAAGCGGAACGCATTTTTACCGTTGCAGTCCATCAATTGAAGCCATCATCTTCAGATATGGTGGAGTTGTAGCAATCGGCTCAACCAGTGTTTTCCACTATAATAACACAGATAATTTGCCATTAGGAACAACCACATTCATATATGTGCCGTCAGCCTTGCTTGCACAGTATAAGACTGCTTCTAACTGGGCATCACTATTTGCAAATTATCCAGATATGTTTAAAACCATTGAAGGTTCTTATTACGAGACACACTATGCAGATGGGACGGTGATAGCATGATTCAGGCAGAAACTATTATTATCGGTGAGAGAACCTTTATCCGTACATACTCGGACGCAGGGATGATGATTCATGGTGGTATGCCGGAAGCAGATTATGCTGAAGCCATCGACCTTGCGAGCCTTGGCAGGACATACACCGAGACCAACATCCCTATCGATGGAGCAGACAGCGCTGAGGAAATCGTCAACATCCTCACAGGAGAAGCGGAATGATTACCAGAGAGAAAGCCAGAGCCCTGCGCAGGCTCATCGAGAAGGCATCTGTCAGCCTGTCTGACGAGGATGCACTGAACGGTGCAGAGTTATTCCCTCGGTGGTCAGAGACAGCCGCATACGCCGCAGGAGACCGTGTCTGCTATGAATCAACGCTGTACAAATGCCTGCAGGATCACACGGCACAGCCTGCATGGACACCTGCTGACAGTCCGTCGCTGTGGGTGCGTGTAGACGATCCTTCGGTGGAGTATCCAGACTGGATACAGCCTACAGGCGCTACTGATGCATACAGGATCGGTGCAAAAGTCAGCCATCTGGAGCGGCACTGGATCAGCACTATTGACTACAACACATATGAGCCGAGCGTTTACGGATGGGATGAGGTCTGATGCTCAAAGGTATTGATATTTCAGAACACAACGGCGACATTGATTTGTCGAAGTACGACCACGATTTTGTGATTATCCGTGCAGGCTTCGACATCAGCACAGACCGATGGTTCGAGGCGAATGTTAGGAAATGCGAGCGCAATGGCATCCCCTACGGCGTATACTGGTACAGTTACGCACTCACGCAGAAGAGTGCCATAGACGAGGCTGAAGCGTGTCTGAAGACTATCGCAGGGCATCACATCCAATGCGGCGTTTGGTTCGACATGGAGGATGCTGACGGGTATAAAAAGAAGCATGGTTGGCAGATGGATCGGAGCAACATCAGTGCGATCTGCAACGCCTTCTGTCAGCGCATCCGTGATGCAGGATACTACGCAGGCATATACGCATCGCACAGTTGGCTGTATGGAGCAGGGCGGCTTATAGACTGCCCTGCTTTTGATAAATGGATCGCACACTACGGTGCATCCAATGATGGCGAGAGGCACGGCGATTACAGCGACATTGGAAGCATGCACCAGTACACGAGCAACCCGATCGACAAGGACGTGATGTATGGTGACATCAGCCGATACACGGAGGAGCCTATGAAGACATTCAAGGAATTTTATGACAAATACAACGGCAAGGCGATCGACGACGATGGCGCGTATGGTGTCCAGTGCGTCGACGGCTTCCGTGTTTTCTGCAGGGAATTCGGCGTACCTGTAAAGCCAACGCCCAACAACTGGGCAGACGGCTACTGGTACTCCAGAGACGCGCTCGGGTATGGTCAGTACTTTGACTATGTGACCAATCCGAAGGACTTCCGTGACGGTGACGTCGTCATCTGGGCAAAAGGATCCAGATCGCATCCGTCCTCGCACATCGCTTTCTGGTACCTTGGCAAGGAGTTCGGGCAGAACCAGGGAGGCAATCGCGGCTTCCTGCTGAAGTCTACGGACTTCTCCGACGCGCTCGGAGCGCTGAGGCTTAAGGCATGGAATGAGCCCTACACGGGCTGGAAGAAGCAGAACGGGCGCTGGTACTACCTGCGCCGGGATGAGCGTCTGACGGGCTGGCAGAAGCTGAAGTGGAGCGGCGGTTATGACTGGTTTTTCTTCCGTGATAACGGCGTGATGATCACCGGGCTTCACTGGCTCGAATGGAAGGGAGTCAGTCAGTGGTATTACTTCAGCCCGCGCACCGGAGCCATGCAGACGGGTGACATTATGCTGACACTGAATTTCGGAAAGTCAGGCAAACTGACGGGGGAGGCTAAAGTATGACGTTTACGAAGGAATGGTTCAAGTGCGCCGCGATCCGTGCATTGAAAACGATCGCGCAGACAGCGGTCTCGATGATCACCATCGGCTCGGCGCTGTCTGAGATCAAATGGGGCTACGTTGCGAGTGTCTCGGTCGTTGCAGGTATCTACAGCCTGCTGACGTCGCTTGCAGGGCTCCCTGAGGTGGAAAGCGGTGACCAGCCGTGAACTACTGGTCATTACTGTCGCCGGTGTATTCCGGTCTCGTGTCGCTGCTGGTCGGCTTCCTGATCGGGAAGATTCAGCGCCTTAAGACGGCAAACAAAGCCGAGCGGACGGCGCTGGGTGCACTGCTTCGCAACGACATGTATGCAATCTATCGAAAGTATCGCGACGCTGATGAAGTGCCGGTCGAAGTTCAGGAAGAGATGCACTCGCTCGGCGAGGCATATCACGGTCTCGGATTCAATGCGACCGGCACGAAGATCCATGATGAGATCATGGCGAAGAAGTCGAAAGTATAAGAAAGCACCGGGGAGAGATCCCCGGCTTTTTTTATTGCTCGTGATACCCGTTTGATACCCAAAAGGTGAAAAACCATGATTTTCGATGTCTGTCTATGAAGGAAAAAGCGTTATTTTGCACGCCTATTTATCTTTATATATGTTTATAAAAGTACATGCTCTGGTACTCAAATCGTTGCAAAATATAGCAAAAACGGCATCGTGATACACATTTGATACCGTTTTTTTCTTAT